TTGCTGCACTTGATGCAGGAATAGCAGAAGCTGGAAATGCAATATCCTCAGCGTTATCGACTCCAATTATTCCGCCAAAACTAGTAGACAATGCTATAACATCGGCCTTAAATACTCAAACAGTTGCTTCAACCTCAGCAACACAAACAGCTAATGATATATCATCTGCACTAACAGGAGATTCTACATAAGATGGATAAAGTTAATAAGAATCAAATAGAACGTACAACTAACGCCGGATTTAAAGAAAAATTTCCATCTCAACCAGTAATTGCAATAGTTAGAAATCACCTTGACAGTACATATATGGGTAATTTAGAAGTAGAAATTCTAACTGCAAGTAATTCAGGACAATCTACAAATGCACCAGGTCAAATTTTACCTGTTAGATACCTTACTCCTTTTCACGGAGTAACATCATTAGAAGGAACTTCAAAAAATGAAGGTGCAGCCAACAGTCAACGCAGTTACGGATGGTGGGGTGTGCCACCGGATATTGGATCAAAAGTTTTAGTTATATTTTCTGAAGGTGGAGAAGGTTTTTGGCTAGGATGTATTCCGGAAGATCATACAAATATTATGACACCTGACCCTTGGGTTTCTAGTACATTTAACAGCAAAGATAAAACAAAAAAACTACCTGTTGTTGAATATAACAAAAAGTTAGAAGACGGCAAGGGGCGAGATAGTACACAATTTATTAAACCTGTTAATGAAGATGCAGTTAATGCATTAACAGAACAGGGTTTGATTGAAGACGAAATACGAGGTCTAACAAGCACTAGTGCAAGGAGAGAATTGCCAAGTGCTGTAATGGGTTTTAGTAGTCCAGGACCTCAGGATAAAAGACCAGGAGCACCAAGAGTAAACTATGGTGAAAATTTTGCACAGACACCTGTACCTCAGAATCGTTTGGGCGGATCTAGTCTTGTGTTTGATGACGGTGATGCAACACTAATACGTAAAACTCCTGCTAAAGAAGGACCACCAGTTTATATAAATGTTGAAGGTGGTGAAAAAGGCGGTGATCCTACATTGCCACATAATGAACTTGTGCGTTTAAGAACTCGCACAGGGCATCAAATTTTGCTGCACAATACAGAAGACTTAATTTACATTGCTAATGCAAGAGGTACAACTTGGATAGAATTAACAAGTAATGGAAAAATTGATATCTATGCACAAGACAGTATTAGCGTACACACAGAAAACGACTTAAACTTCAAAGCAGACAGAGATATTAACTTTGAAGCAGGGAGAGATATTCATACAACAGCTGGCAACAGTATCTTTACTAACGCAACAGCAGATATACACACTAATGCAGGCAAGAACATTTACGAAACCGCTGCAACAAATTGGGAAATTAAAGCAGGTACTGATGGCAAAATTACAGTAGGAGGATCGAGCAATATTAGTGCAACAGGCAATCACGTAGAAACCGCAGCAAATATTCATATGAACGGACCAGCTGCTGCAACAGCAACGGCTGCAACAGAAGCAAATATACCTTCTAGAGTTCCGCAACACGAACCGTGGGACGGCCACGAAAATTTAGATCCTACATCATTTACTCCTGAAAAAACAGATAGTAAAGAAGAAGAACAAACTAAAGCAACTCCTGCAAAAACACCAGATACATTTAAGAAAAATACAAAACGAGATGTGAGAGAAACGCCCAACACTCAACCTCCAGAAGCAGAAGAAGCACCGACCACAACTGATAAGGGCGTAGTTAAAAAGCCAGAAGTAAAAAAAGGATTACCTACAGATATAGCAAATGCAGTTTCGGCTGTAAAAGAATCAATAAACTCATCAAGTGTTGGTGGCCTTATTAATGCTGTAGTTGATGCAGGAAAACAAGTTACGTTTGGTTTAGGACAAAGCATTGTAGGTGCAATAGATAGTATAGCAGGACCCGGTACTTTAAATTCGATCAAACAAGTAGGGGGAGGAGCTATTTCTGACTTAACAGCGTCAACAACAAATTTACTTGATTTAAGAACTACTCTTGCTAAAGGAAATTTACCTACAGCAATTCCGGCATCTAGTAATACAGGACAATACGGAAATTCTACAGATAGACAAATTGTTGCAGACGTAGGTTCGGGAAAATATAAAGCAAATGAAACTGTTACAATGTCAGATGGTTCTAAATTACGAGTACAAGAAGTAGATGGTAAACGACAATTAGTCAATTTTAACGTAGGGTAAATACAGTATGAGCACACAAGAAAAAAACATATATAAGCAAATTGTTGTTCCTAGCAATCAGAAACAAGAAGTTGTTCCCGAGTCAAGAGCTTACAGAGGTATTAGTACCGTTAACCCTGATGCATCTGAATGGGTATTATATGACATTGAACTAATCAAACAGGATATTATTAATAATTTTCATATTAGACAAGGTGAAAAATTAAGCGATCCTGAGTTTGGAACTATTATTTGGGATATATTGTTTGAACCACTCACTGATCAATTGAGAGATGCAATTATTAAAAATGTATCTAGGATAATCAATTACGATCCTAGAGCAAATGTTGATGACATTACAGTATCGACATATGAAAGCGGAATACAAATTGAATGTACATTAACTTATTTGCCTTACAATATATCAGAAACAATGCGATTAAAGTTTGATGAAGATGCTGGCTTCCTTGCATAAGATAAAGTACGCACTTAATCAAAGCGAATAAATACATTATAACGAGGAAAGCACAAAATGTCATCCACAGATAGACAAAATAGATTACTACTTGCAGAAGACTGGAAAAAAGTTTATCAATCCTTTCGAAATGCAGATTTTAAGTCTTATGATTTTGATAATCTAAGACGTACAATGATCTCTTATTTAAGAGAAAATTACCCAGAAGATTTTAACGACTATATTGAATCAAGTGAATATCTAGCATTAATAGATATGATTGCATTTTTAGGTCAAAATATTGCTTTCCGTATTGACTTAAATGCAAGAGAAAACTTCTTAGAACTAGCAGAACGCCGTGAAAGTGTACTACGTTTAGCAAGATTGCTTTCCTATAATCCTAAACGTAATCAAGCATCAAACGGCCTTTTAAAAATTGAAGCAGTTAGTACAACAGAAGAAATTACTGACAGCAACGGATTAAATTTATCAGAACAAACAATCCAATGGAACGATCCTAGCAATCCAGATTGGTACGAACAATTTATTCGTGTAATGAATGCTGCATTGCCAGTAAATGGAACATTCGGTCGTCCTGTTAAAACAGAAACAATTAGTGGAATTCCTACTGAACAGTATCGTATGAATTCTACAAACACAGAAGTTCCTGTGTATAGTTTTTCAAAAACAGTTGACGGTAAAACTGTTGCATTCGAAGTAGTTAGTACAGACATTACAGATACGGACATTGTTGAAGAAGCTCCGTTCCCTGGTAATAATTTTGCTTTTCTTTACAGGGATGATGGCCGAGGCGTAGCAAGCTCTAACTCCGGTTTCTTTACTCACTTTAGACAAGGAACTATGGACCAAGGACAGTTTAACGTAGACAGCCCGTCTACAAGCCAAGTAGTTGCAGTTGATGCACGTAATGTAAACAACACCGACATATGGTTATATAAATTAGATAGCTTAGGCAACGAGCAAGAACTTTGGACTAAAGTTGAAGCAGTAGAAGGCAACAATGTTATCTATAATAGTTTAAACAAAGGTATTCGAAATATCTATAGTGTGCTAACACGCATTGAAGATAGAATTAGTTTAATTTTTGCCGACGGTGTGTTTGGCAATTTACCTCAAGGTAATTTCCGTGTGTATTATAGAACAAGTAAAAATCAAAGATTAATTGTTTCACCTGATAATTTAAGAGGAATTGCAGTTCGTATTCCTTATGTGTCTAGAGCTGGTACAGCAGAAACAATTACCATTACACTTGAACTAAAAAACACTGTTGATAATGCAACTATTTCTGAAACAAATGCAAGTATTAAGAAAAATGCTCCTGCTTCATATTATACACAAAACAGAATGGTAACAGCCGAAGATTATCAAATTGGACCATTAACAACAAGCCAAGAAATTGTAAAAGCAAAAAGCGTAAACAGAACATCTAGCGGTATAAGTAGAAACTTTGACTTAGTCGATGCAACTGGCAAATATTCTACTACAAATTTATTTGGAACAGATGGTGCAGTTTATAAAAATTACCTATCAACAAAAACAAGTTTTGATTTCGAAACACTGACAGATATTGAAGGACAAATTGTAAACACAATCGAACCAATTTTATCCAGTATTAAAGTAAGAAACTATTATTATGACCAATTTCCTAAATTACTAGTAGAAGATTTAGGTGCTACTTGGGAACAGTTTACAGCAGATACAAACAACTTTACAGGTAGAATGACTAATTCTGCAGGTGTTCTAATTAAAGTAGGCACATTTACTGGTTCAAATATGAAGTTTGTAAAACCAAATTCTTTACTTAAATTTATTCCACCAGAAGGGTTTCATTTCCTTAACGGTAAGTTAGAATCAGGTGTACCTGATTTTAGAGGAGGTACTAGTTACAAATGGGTTAAAGTTATAAGTGTTGTAAGAGACGGCACAGAAATACAAGATGATGGTTCAGGACCAATTGTATTCAATGACAGTATTCCAACAGGTTCTAGACTTACAGAAATTAGAACTGCTTTACCGTCTTCTCTTACAGACGATGTAAAAGCTCAACTTACTGCACAAATATTTTCATATAGAACATTTGGTTTAAGATTTTCTAGGAATGACGGTGAGTGGAGACTTATTACCGAAAATAACTTATCTGCAAACAGTGAGTTTAGTACAGGTAAAACAGGCGATACAACTAACCAGCAACTAGATGCAAGTTGGCTATTAAAGTTTAATACAGACGGCGAAAAATATACTATTACGTATCGTGCTATGAGATATGTTTTTGAAAGTGATAAAGACATTAGATTTTATTACGACAGTAGTGACAAAATTTACAATAATAAAACCGGTAAAATTGTTAAAGACAAAATTAATATTTTAAATATTAATAATAAACCTAATTCAGAATATCCATTTAATATAGATTATCTATGGGAGATAGTTGAAGAGTACAGAGATGCTGAAGGTTATGTAGATTCAAAAAAAATACAAGTTAGTTTCTTTGATGACGATGACGACGGTGTTGTTGATAATCCAGAAATATTTGATGATATTGTAGATGAAGAAACTTCGCCACTAACTAAGTTAGTATTTTTACAAAAAAGCACAACAACTGACGGTGTAGAAGACTACAAATATGTAGATAGAAATACTATTTTTAGAGATCCTACACAACTTATTTTACAGTCAGTGTCTAATAGAGCACCGTTAAGCACATACCAAGACGGAGATCTTCTTTATTATCTAGAAGAAGATATCTTTGAAGTTTTTAATGCTGCAACTACTACGTTAACTATCTCGACAAATTATAAAGCAGCAGTTGGACGAGACGGATTAAAATTCCAGTATGTACACGCTGCTGATCAAAACAGTAGAATTGATCCTAGTGCAAGTAATATTATTGATACTTATTTGTTGACTAGAGGATATGACACATCGTTTAGACAATGGTTAGATGGAAATCTTGAAAATAAACCATTGCCGCCTAGCAGCGATAACTTGTTTATTTCTTATGGTGCCACATTAAACAAGATTAAATCACTTAGTGATGAAATCATTTATCATCCAGTTAAGTACAAAGTATTATTTGGTAACAAGGCTAAAGAAGATTTGCAAGCAACATTTAAAATTGTAAAAAACCCGGGACTAGTATTAAACGACAACGAAATTAAATCAGGTGTAGTCAGTGCAATCAATAAATTTTTTGCACTTGATAACTGGGATTTTGGAGAAAAGTTTTACTTTTCTGAATTATCAAATTACGTAATGAGTTCAATGTCTCCGAATCTTGTTACTTTTGTAATTGTTCCTGTGCAAGACAATCAAGCATATGGTTCGTTACAAGAAATTAAGTCAGAGTCAGATGAAATTTTTATCAGTGGTGCAACTGTTGAAGATATAGAAATAATTGACGCAATTACTGCTAGTAGATTAAAGTCAAGTGGTGCTGTAGTAACAAGCATTACTTCGACATCTACAGGCATACAAAGCAGCACAAACGTAAATTCAAGCACAACGACCGGATCAACTAGTGGAGGCCTTAGCTACTAATGGCATATAATGACGATCAAAACCCTACTAATTTGCCAGCAGGGAAACCTGAAAAAAGAAAAAGTGCAGACCATTTACCTAGGTATTTTAGAACACAGGTTAATAACAAATTTCTTTCAAGCACAATTGACCAGTTAATACAACCTGGCATTGCAGAAAAGTTAAATGGTTACTTTGGTCAAAAAGAAGCCAAAGGTTATCAGAAAGACGACTTTTATGTTGGCGATGTTTCTAAAAGCAGAGAAGATTATCAGTTTGAACCGTCGGTTGTAATCAAAGACGATCTTAATAATATAAACTTTTATGCAGACTACAATGATTATATTAATCAGTTACGTTCTCTCGGTTCGAGTGTAAAAGATCATAGTTTGCTTAATAGACAAGAGTATTATGCTTGGAATCCAAATATTGATTGGGATAAGTTTGTAAACTTCAGAGAATACTATTGGTTACCTAATGGACCTCGCCCTGTGCAAATTGCTGGCGAAAAGGATAATGTAGTAAAAACTATTAAAGTAACAGCAGTAGATAACGGAGAACACTATGGCTATGTTTTTACTCCAGACGGACTGACACAAAATCCTGTATTAACTTTATTCAGAGGCATTAAGTATATTTTTGAAATTGACGCACCTGGTAATCCGTTATCGTTTAGAACTAGAAAAGATACAGCACCTATTTTTAAACCTAATGTACTCTACTTAGTTGGCGATAAAGTAAATTATCAAGGCGGAATCTACATTTGTACAAATGAACACGTTGCAAATGATACACTAAATTTAGATTTCTGGGACTTAGATACAACATTTAATTTAAAAAATTCAGTTAGTCAACAAAGTGTAGAAAGCGGTACAATTGAAGTAGAACTAGCAGCAGATACTCCTGACTTAATTTATTATATGTCAGACAACGACTTATTTGCAAGTGGAACTATTAATGTACTTGATATAGTTGAAGCAACATCAATAGATGTTGAACAAGAAATTTTAGGAACAAAGACTTATACAAGTGAATCGGGTGTAGAATTATCTAACGGTATGAAGCTAGAATTTGTAGGCAAAGTTACTCCGGAAAAATATGGAGAAGGATTTTGGTACGTTGAAGGAGTAGGAGACAAAATTGTCCTTATGTCGGAGACAGATTTAAATGTTCCTAGTTCTTATACAACAGATTTAGCAGTCGATTTTGATGTAGAAGGATTTGACGAACTACCATTTTCTGAAGCTATAGGTTATCCTGTTAATAAAGATTATATTACTATTAACAGAGCTAGCCAAGACGGTAATTTATGGTCAAAGTATAATAGATGGTTTCATAAAACAGTAATTGAAAAAAGTGCAGAAATTAACAAGCAGCCAATTGATCTTGATCAAACTTCTCGTGCAACGAGACCTATTATAGAATTTGAGGCAAATTTAAAACTATTTAATTATGGTACACAAATAAAGAAAAGTGTAGATGTTGTAGATAATTTTACTACAGATGTTTTTAGTACAGTTGAAGGATCGCAGGGTTATAACATTGACGATGTTGATTTAACAAATGGAATGAGAGTGCTGTTTACAGCAGATACTGATCCATTAGTTACTGGAAAAATATTTGAAGTAGAATTTATTAATTTTAGAAACACACGACAGATTACTTTAAAAGAAACCAACGACACAAAACCTTTAGAAAATGAAGTTTTACTTTGTAAACAAGGCACAATATTCAAAGGTAATATGCTTTGGTTTGATGGAAGCGTTTGGAAAACTGCACAACAAAAAACAACACTAAATCAGCAGCCTTTGTTTGATGCGTTCGACGTTAGGGGTTATAGTTATTCTGATAAAGAATATTTTGATTCATCGACCTTTACTGGTACAGAGTTATTTTCGTATAAAAGAGGAAATGCTAATACTGATGTAGAATTAGGATTTCCATTATCCTATAGAAGTATTGAAAACGTAGGTGATATTGTATTTAAGTGTAATTTTTTACAAGATACAGTTTCATATGCAATTGATAATCAATTACCTAGGTCTGTAAATATCAGTGAAGGATATATTAGAAAATATACAGACAGAAATACGTGGGAAGTTTTAAATGGTTGGACTACTGCAAAACGGTTAAGTTCACAACCTGTAATTAGACAATATGTAAATGATAACACAAGAACTTTTTATACAGTAGATGTATATGAAAATAGTGCATTATTAGATGACCTGTGGCTACGTGTTTATTTGAATAACAGTTTAAAGTTTAAAGATATAGATTATACAACTTCACAGGATGCTAATTCTAATCTTACAATTAAATTTAACAGGCCATTGGAAATCGGCGACAATATTATTATTAAAACAAATTCTGTTGCTGAAAAAACTGAAAACGGCAAATATGAGATAGCAAGTAATCTTGAAAAAAATCCTCTCAATAAAAATATTAACGAATTTACATTAGGCGAAGTTAACGATCACGTAAGTACTATTGTAGAGGAACTTGATAATTTTGCTGGCGCATTCCCTGGTACAAGTAATTTAAGAGATTTAGGTCCACTTTCTCAATATGGTAAGAGAATTGTAAAACATTCGGCACCTCTTAATATTCCTATGTATCACATTGTAAATAGAGAAGCAAATGTTATTAAGGCTCTTAAATTTGCAAGAAGAGAATACGGAAAATTTAAAAGATCATTTATACAGATCGCTACAAGTTTAGGATTTAGTGGACCTGTAAAAAAACACGTTGACGCAATTCTTAACGAAATGGCAAAAGATAAAGTCAGCACTATGCCTTATTACTTTAGTGATATGGTTCCATTCACTGGTGCAGTTCGCAATACTACAGAAATATTTGATCCCGATAATAATTTCTTTGCACTTAACCGAGTGTTTGATATTGACAGTTTAAGTGATACTGCGGTTCAAGTATATCTTAATGAAACGCAATTAGTTTATGGAAAAGATTATACATTTAACAATCAAGGATTTGTAATTGTAACAGCTACAAAGGCACAAGGAGATGTCCTAGATATTTACGAATATGAAACTACTAATGGTTCTTATATTCCCCCTACTCCTACTAAACTAGGATTATATCCTAAGTATGAGCCACAACTAATGACGGACGATACTTACTTAGAACCACAAACAGTAATTCAAGGACACGACGGCAGTATTACTATTGCATACGGAGACTTCCGTGATGACTTATTATTAGAATTAGAAAAAAGAATTTTCAACAATATAAAAATAAAATATGATCCTAAGGTGTTTTGTATTGAAGACTATGTACCAGGATATTCTAGAGAAACAGGATTAACAGAACAGCAAATAAATGACAGTACAATTAGTGACTTTGTGCAGTGGTTGCAACTTGTTGATGATGATTATACCAAGAATCCTTCTTACCTAAGAGAAAATCAGTTTACCTTTAACCACACAGGTATGGTAGATGTAGGTGAGAAACCTGTACACGGTTATTGGCGAGCAGTTTACAAATATGCATACGATACAGATCGTCCGCATACTCATCCTTGGGAAATGCTAGGATTTACAATCAAGCCAAGTTGGTGGGACGAGCAATACGGCGAAGCTCCGTATACTAGTAATAACTTGTTAATGTGGGAAGATATCGAAGCAGGTATGATTAGAGACCCTAGCACGTCTGGTGTCATTTATAAAAAGTATGCTCGTAAATTTATTACAACTCACATTCCTGTTGACGAAGACGGCAATCTGGTAAGTCCTATTTTAAGTAGTTTTATAAAATCTTACAACACAACAGATCTCGATGCAAATTTTGAGTTTGGTGATCACAGCCCGGTTGAAACAGCGTGGCGTAGAAGTTCTGAATATCCATTTTCATTAATCACATCTATTGTTTTAAATCAGCCAGCCAGGGCGTTTGCTACAATATTTGATAGACAACGACAATTTAGAGGAACGTCTAATCAAATTAATTATGCAAAGAACAATACTAATATAAACTTAGACGATATTGTTTTTCCTAATAGTGTAAATGAAGAAACAAGAATTTATTCAGCAGGATTAATTAATTACGTTTTTGATTATATTTCTGCAAGTGTAGAATTACCATTTAAAGAATATAAAAATAACTTAAAAAGCATTAATAATTTAATTAGTTTTAAAGTTGGAGGATATACTAACAAAGATAAATTTAAATTAATTCTTGATAGTAGAACGCCAACAAATAAAGGAAACGTTTTTATTCCTGAAGAAAATTATAAGATTGCATTAAACACAAGTGCGCCTGTTAAAAATATTACTTATAGTGGTGTAATTGTAGAAAAACAAAGTAACGGATTTATTGTAAAAGGGTACGATAGAGAAACACCATACTTTAATATAAATCGTGCTATTCCTCTTCAAAATGATCCTGTGATTAGAATTGGCGGAATAACTGCAAGTTTTGTTAATTGGGATCAAGAAAAAACTTATACTACTGGATTAATAGTTGAACACCAAAACTCTTATTACAGAGTATTAGAATCACATAAAAGTGGTACACAGTTTGATGAAAGTAAATTTGCTAAAATTCCTGAGCTACCAACAGAAGGCGGCCGCGAAGCGTATTTTAGAAAAGCCTTTAAAAATAATGTAGAAAGAGTTCCTTACGGAACAGTATTAGATTCTATACAAGATGTAGTTGATTTCTTATTATCTTATGGACATTATTTAGAAGCAGAAGGATTTGTATTTGATTATTTTTCTCCTGAAAGTGAATTTATATCTAATTGGGAAACAAGTGCAAAAGAATTTATGTTCTGGAGCACACAAAACTGGGGCGCAGGCAGTGTTATTACTCTAAGTCCTGGAGCATTTAAAATTAAGTTCAAGTCAGAATACGCTATAGTTGACGACATTTATGATACGTTCTATGGTTATAGTATTTTAAAAGCAGACGGAAAAAAACTAAAACCGCAAAACGTTTCACTTACCAGAGAAAATCCACAAGAGTTTTGTGTAAGACCTAAAGCAACTGAAGATGGAATTTTTGCTGTTAGATTATCCCTAGTTCAAAAAGAACACGTTGTTATTATTGACAACAAAACAGTGTTCGGTGACATCATATACGATCAAGAACCAGGATACAGACAGCAACGTATCAAAGTCTTAGGCTATAGAACAGGTAACTGGGACGGTAGTTTAAATATTCCTGGCTTTATATTTGATAATGCAACAATAAGTGAATGGGAACCGTGGAAGGATTATGCAATCGGCGAGATTGTAAAATATAAAGAATTTTATTATAGTTCTATTAACAAAGTACCAGGTACAGAAAACTTTGAATCTCGTAATTGGTCATTGTTAAAAGACTCGCCTGAGATGAAACTTATACCAAACTTTGAGTATAAAGTAAATCAGTTTGCAGATTTTTATGATCTAGATACTGACAATTTTGATACAGAACAGCAAAAATTTGCACAGCATTTAATCGGATATCAAAATAGAGATTATCTAGCAAATATTATTAATGATGATGTAAGTCAGTATAAATTTTATCAAGGTATGATCCAAGATAAAGGTACAAAGAATGCACTTACAAAATTGTTTGATGTTCTAGGTAGTGCTGACAAAGATAGTTTAGAGTTTTATGAAGAGTGGGCAATTAAAGCAGGACAGTATGGAGCAGCTGAAGGATTTGACGAAGTTGAGTTTATATTAGACGAATCTAAATTTAAATTACAACCACAAAGTGTTGAACTAGTTAATAGTACAACTGGTGACGAAACTGATTTAGTTTATAGAATAAAACCATTTGAAGTTTTCTTACGTCCAGAAGGATATGACCATAAGCCGTTCCCTACAAAATATGTCAAAGAAACATTTATAAAAAACAGCGGTTATGTCAATAACGAAGATGTGCAGTTTGTAATTGACGAGTATGATTCGATAGCTAATATAGAATATTCTGAAATACGTCATAAAGATTTTGTCTGGGTAGGAAATGTAGGACAAGATTGGAATGTGTACACATTCCTTCAAGAAGAAATTAGATTAGAAGCAGTACTAGAGGACGGTGATACTAGACAACTGCAATTTGCTACTATTCCTAATGGTTTAACAGTAGGCGAAATAATTGGCGTTGAATATAAAAATGACGAAGGTCAAGATATTGCAATCTTTACTAAGGTTACAAAAATCCTCAATAACATAGTAACAATTGATAACGCAGAAATTAGCGAAAGTGCAACTGTTACTAATGATATTATATCTAAATTTGTAAGTGTAAGGGTAGATGGTTATGAAGCTGCTAGTGATCTTATACAAAATTACAAGCAAGGTATTTCTAGACTTTGGATTGATGAAGATGCTAGTGAACGTTGGAGAGTAATAGAAACAAGAGAAGGTTTTAATCAACACCAAGTAATAGAAAACTCAGATACCGGAGTTGATCAAGGATACGGATATGCACTAGCTGCCAACGAAAATAATACATTGTTGTGTATAGGCGCACCTAATAACGGTGATGGTAAAGTTTTTGTATTTGTAAGAGCCGGAAGTTCGGGATCATTCCAGCTTAACCAAGTTGTTGAACCTTTAGATAATCTTGCAGATCCTGGACAAGAATTTGGCAGAAGTATTGCAGTTTCAACAGACGGCAGATACTTAATTGTTGGCTCTCCTAAAGCATCAAATGTGAAAAGCACATATAAGAATGATTATGTAGAAGAGTCTAATTATGATTCGGGGGCTATTGTTGAATATAAAAATAATTTGTGGAAAGCAAATAAAGATATCGACGGTGCAGTAAATGCAATTACGTTTGGTAGCTTTGAATCAGTTCCGCAAATTATGGTCGATCTTTTACAAACAGAAGAAGATGATAATGTTAGACCTGTTTTATTAACAGGAGATTATCCATTCACAAGCGACGAAGTACAGTCTGATTTCTTTACTGACCACTATATTATTAAAGCACCAAAAGATATGTATGAAGGTTCAGGAATTGGTGATAGTATTAAATTAAAATGGAACACACTAACATATGCTAATCAAAATAGTGTAACACCTGTTGTTGTAACACCGTTTGGTGGTGAAATTCCAGAACTTAGTGAAACCTTTATTACAGGTAAACACGTTATTGCAGAAAAAATTGACAGCATTTTATACGTTGAAAATTCTAATACTATTCCTTTAGTAGGACAAATAGTTGAAACACTTACAGGTTTTGGTACAGTTGCGTATACATTTAATTTTGGTGCTAAAGCAACAGTTTATATTAAGGATCAAAACGGTACATTTGGTACTGTAGGTTCATTAACGACTAGCATTGGTGAGTTCGTAGGCGAATACGTAACAGTAGCACCTGATGATACTCAAGCAAATGCAGACGACTATTGGGGAGGCTATTGGAGAATTAATACAGGGACATATATAGTTCCTAATTCAACTAATGCAGATGTAGCAAGAGGTTTAGTATTTGTTGATGTGACACCAACAACAGCAGTAGGAGGGGATCAAGATCGTTTTTACTACAACAACCTTGATTATCCTAACAGCATAATTAATAGTAGAGACACATCTTATAACCAGCTTATAACATTAAGTTATCGAGGAAGTCCAGGACCGCTTGGAGTAGTTGGTGATTTTGAATCTCCGTTATTTGTATTTAAAGCACCTAAGCCGTTAACTGATGAGCTAAGTTCTGAAATTATTACAGAAGGCGACCCTGCTAACCCTACACTAAATGTGTTTTATAATTCAATGCCGCCGTTCCTTACAGGAGATTTAGAAGATAGAGATCTAACAAAGATCGGGCTATCACCAGGACAGGTCAACAAGCAACATACAGTATACGACATATGGGACGGATGGATTGATTTTAGAATTACAAAGCAATTTGCAGGTGATCCTTTAGAACCTAAAGTTGGAATTACAGTTAGAGACGTAACTAATCTAGGAACAGCTGAAGTTGTATTCTATCAAAAATATGATACAAACAATGCTAGAATTTTTGTTAAAAATGTAACTGGTACTTGGGCTTTAGGATCTAACTTTAACGAAAACAGAGAAATCGAATTCTTATCAGATGGCAGTGGTGATGTAATTTACGATCCGATCTCAGGATCACGTGTGTTTGGACAAATATTTGAAAGAAGTTTTGAATATGCACCTGACAATATTGGTAAATTTGTAGTTGTAAGTAACGGAGATCCTATTCCAGTTCAAGATGTAGATGCTGACGTTGCAACAAGAGAAGATACTATAACAAACGGCGAATATTGGTTCTATAGAGAAGAAAACGTTTTAGGCATTCCAAGAGCTGCAAATAAACCTACAGTTGACAATAACGATTGGGATATTGTATATAATGTTCCAGCAGAAATAGGTGGTAGTGTCCCAGAAACACCAACATCCGAAGAAGGTTTGTTTAGTGTTTATGAAAGACGAGGTATTGGTTCTTTTGTTAACATTAATAGTTTTATTGTTCCTGATAGACAATCAAATCGTAGATTAGGTACACAAATTAGAATTTCTCGCCAAGGCGATAACGATAAATTATTTGTATCTGCACAAGGGGACAATTCTACTACTAATTTTGGCAAATTGTATATCTATAAAAATGGTACATTTGACGGAGTAACATACGGATGGGAATCTTCTAGAAATAAAGCATATAGAGGACCATACGATAATCAGACATTGTATTTTGCAGATGAATTAGTATTTTATAATCAAGAATTATATAGAGCAATTACAACTACAGGTCCGAGTGCATTTGTTGCAAGTGATTGGGAATTAATTACTGACGGTGCAGTATCTGATTACTTAGGATTTTTACCAAACGATACGGGTAATATTGTTGGAGATCAAGCAGCAGTAGTTGATACAGACAATTTATTAAAATTTGCTAAAGCATTTGATGTAAGCAAAAATGGTGAAGTATTGGTAGTAACTACAGAGTATGATGGAGAAAACTCTAATACAATAGAAGTTTATAGAAATGTAAACGATTCGTTCTACAAATATCAAACTATTGAAGCACCGAATAAAAATACAAACTTTGGAAATAATATTGCAGTTAGTAACGACGGCCATTTAATAGCAGCAGGTGCACCGTATGATGACACAGAGCAATTAGATCAAGGTAGAGTATACCTTTATAGAAATGAAAGTGGTTCGTTTATTCTAAAACAAAACCTATACAGTCCAGCAAAAGAGAAAACTGAATTGTTTGGTTGGAGTGTAGACTTTGACGGAGAAAGGTTATTAGTAGGATCTAGGAATGGAGATTCATTTATTACAACTACTTTTGATGGTGAAGAAGTTGGGAATACAACACCTGTAACAACATTTGATAATAAAATGACTGAATTTAAATCGTTCGGTAAAGATACAGGAACAATTAGAGTTTACGAAAAATTTGACGAAACATTATTATATTCACAGACAGTAGATTATGATGTACCTAATGTTAAATTCTTTGGCGAAAATGTATTGCTTAAAAATAATCATATATATGTTGGCTTACCGATTTTAAACACTAATACAAAACAAGGTGTGGTTGTAGACTATAGATTAAAAGACAATACTACAATTTGGAACACTCTACGTAGTTCAAAAGATACTGTTGATGTAAACAAAATTAAACGTGCTATGATTTATGACAAGAGTAAAAATGAAATTATTACTTACATAGATTATATAGACGTATTACAAGGAAAAATAGCAGGCCCTGCAGAACAAGAGTTAACTTACAAAACTTATTACGATCCTGCTAGTTACACAACTGGCACACAGCCTAATACTGATGCTACAAATAGTTGGAGCAGTTTACAAGTTGGCCAGCTATGGTGGGATTTAACAGGCGCAAAATTTAGAAACCCGTATCAGTCTGATGTTATTTTTAGTTCTAATAACTGGAACAGTAAATTTGCAGATATTAATACTATCAATGTATATGAATGGGTAAAATCAGATTTATTACCTAGTGAATGGGATGAAATCTCTGGCACAACTGAAGGTGTTGCTAGAGGTATTACTGGTAAAACAAAATTAGGTGACGACGGTTATGTTGTCAAAAGAGAATATAACGAAGCAGTAGGTGTATTTAATACCTACTACTATTATTGGGTAGGCAATAAAACTACATTACCTCCAGTAGAAGGAAGAACAATTACAGGTAGAGATGTAGCAGCGTTGATTGAAAACCCAGCAGCTGAAGGATATAGATTTATTAGTTTAATTACAGACAATCAGTTTGCTGTGCATAACTGCGAAGGGTTTGTTAGAGATAATGATATTGTTCTAAGTTTACAATATTGGACAATTGATAATCAAGATACTAATATTCATAATCAGTATCAGATTATTACAGAAGGATTAGAAACAAGTATTCCGTCTAGAGATATACAACGTAAATGGTTTGATAGTTTAGTAGGAAGTGATGAACAAAATCGACAAGTACCTGCACCAGAGCTAAGTGCTAAAGAAAAATATGGTATTCTTAACAGACCAAGGCAAGGGTGGTTTGTAAATAGAGAAGAAGCACTTAAACAAGTTGTTACTCGAGTTAACAGTGTATTAGCAAAAAATCTAATTGTAGACGATAAAGATATAACACCTCTTACAGAAAGTCAGCCAGAGCCTACTAAAGAAAGCAAACGTTGGGATAGAAGTGTTGATGCACTTATAGATTTGCAGTTTGTAGGTGTTGCTAAAGCTGAACAAGCAGTCATAACACCAGTAATTGAAGATGGTAAAATTATTCGTGTAGAAATAACAAACACAGGTAGAGGCTATTTACAAGCACCAACAATAAGTGTATTTGGAACAGGATCGGATGCAGAGCTTACGTCGGTAATTGATAACCAAGGAAGAGTTACTGAAGTTATTGTAAACAATCAAGGAACAAATTACAGCAGTGAAACAAGACTTACAGTTAGACGATACACTGTATTAGTTAAAAATGATACTTCTTTAAATGGTAAGTGGTCGCTTTATGAACGAGACACTGTTGCAAAGGAATGGATATTAGTTGAAAGTCAGGCATATGATGTAAGTCTATATTGGAATTATACGGACTGGTACGCAGAAGGTTATAATTCATTCACAAAAATTGATTATGTAATTGATTTTTCATATAACTTAACAACATTAGATGATGTAATTGGTGATATTATTAAAATTCAAAATGTTGGATCCGGCGGTTGGTTATTACTTGAAAAAATTGATGCACAAACAGGTGTTGACTATAGTGTAAACTATAAAACAATTGGTAGACAAAACGGAACTATTCAAATTCGTCCTACATTATATGATGTTCAAGCAGCACTTGTAGGTTTTGATACAACTAGTTATGATATATTAACTTTTGATAGTTTACCGTCTACTGAAACAAGAATAATTCTAAATACTATTAAAGATAATATTTTTATTGACGACTTGTTACTTGAATACAATAATTTATTCTTTGCAAGTTTACGATATGTTTTTGCAGAACAAAGTTACGTAGATTGGGCATTTAAGACCAGCTTCTTGAAAGCAAAACATAATGTAGGTGATTTAGAACAATCAGTAAACTTTAAAAATGATAATCTTCCAAGTTATGAAGAATATATCAAAGAAGTTAAACCATATAAAACTAAAGTTAGAGAATATTTAAGTTCTTATGAAGGGTTAGATAATTCTCAAACAGTTACTACAGATTTTGATCTTCCGGCTAGATATGTAGCTGCTGATGATAGTATTCAGCCATTGCGTGTTAAGGCATCACTAGACGGTATTGTTGTTGATAATCCAGAAGAAGTAAACACATATCCAAACCGAAACTGGTTAGATAATGCAGGTTATAAAGTTATAAGAATTGAACTAGCAGACGCAGGCGAAGGTTATGAAACACCGCCGACTGCAATAATATCCGGCGGCGGCGGCACCGGAGCGACAGCAAACGTTACATTAGGACGTAACGGAGCAATTAGTGGAATTTTTGTAATTGATCAAGGAACTGGGTATCTTGAAGCTCCTATTGTAACAATTAATGGATCAGTAGGACTTAATGGTAGAGAAGCAAAAGCATTTTCTATTATTGGCGATAGCCCAGTAAGAAGCCTACAAACATCCATCAAATTTGACAGAGTTAGCGGTACATATGAATTTGTAAATCTTGATACTATAGAAACTTTTGTTTCAAGCGGTAAAACATTCAATTTTAATTTGAAATGGCCTATGGATTTAAGAACATCTAAAGTTTCAGTTTTTGAAAACGGTGACGAAGTATTATCTAGAAGATATACGTATAATAATAAATTAGACACAACAAAAGGATATGATCGTTATTTTGGCCAAATAGAATTTGTTGATCCTCCAGCAAATGGATCGGAAATTAGAATTGAATATTATAAATCAATCAACTTATTAAAAGCACAAGATAGAATTAATATTGAATATGAACCGACCGGTGATAACTTCGGTAAGACACTAGGTCAGTTAATGGACGGCGTAGACTACGGCGGAGTGCAAGTTAGGTCGTTTGAATTTGGTGGAACAACGGGCTGGAATGCAGCACCTTGGATGTCACAAGGTTGGGACGTTTTTGATACTACCTTTGAAGACGAAATTTTTAGATTAGATGGATCTACTATTTTTGTTGAACTAAGTAAACCATTAGAAGACGGAGTTGAATATAATATTTACAGAACCAGCTATGACATTAACGGACAAATAGTACGCAATGATCGTGTTGATGACCCAGAATATGTAGGAAGTCCGATTGCTGACAAGCCTTATGTTGTGATGACACCTATTACTGGAGATGGAGAGCAAACAATTATCGATCTTGCAGACCTAGGAGTATCCACTATTCCAGAGGATAGCACAGAACAAACAATTACTATAATTGTTCGCAAGAATACTTCTGATGGTAGCTTTATTGCAGATCCTGAAAGTTTTGATACACAACTCGACGGAGGCAATTTAGTTTATTCAACAGCAACAGGTTTAGACTCGGCAGAAATTAATATTGACGGAGATGGCTTTGTTACACAAACAACATCAAAAGGCCCTGAAGAAATTGTTCCAGGACAAGTGCTTGATACATTAGATATTCAAGTATTTGAAAAACCTACAGGCGGAGCAAGTCAAATTACTTCTACAAATTATATCGGTAATGGTATTAAAAAAGAGTTTGATATTGGTTCGACTATTACACAAATAGAAAACTTGTTTGTTAAAGTTGATTATATAATTAAGGATAAAGAAGATTTTGTCTTAGATTTTACAACAAACAGATTAATATTTAATGTTGCACCTGCAAACAATTCTAAAATTAGTATTGTTAATGTAGGATTTAGTGCAACATCGTTGTTAGAAATTGATTCGTTTACAGGAAATGGAACGGCAATTGACTTTTTAACAAATGCAAGGTTTGAAGAAGATGCAAATGTATATGCAACTGTTGACGGTGTAGTTGCAGACGCAGTTTTAATTGAATCAGATGATACATATGAGCGTAGCGGAAACTTTGTACTTAGATTTGCAACACCTCCAGTAAGTGGTGCAGTAATTCAATTACTTATTGCTGCTGGCGGTATAGAAGTACCTCAACAATACAGCAAAGTTACTATTGACGAGATAGTAGCAGACGGAAGTACAGTACAATATGATCTTTCGCAAGCACCATTTGAAGATCGGCCAGAACAATCATTTGTACTTGTCAAAGTAGGAAATAGAATTTTAGATCCAGGTTACAGTCAGAGCTTTACAGTAAAAGGAAGTCAAAGAGAGTACCAGTTAGATCTCACCCAAGTTCCTGTGGCAAGCATTAATAGTTATGATTTAAAGGTATACTTAAATGGCATTGAGTTAGAATATTTACAGACTTGGACATTTGAAGGTGCTGGATCTTTCGATTCATCATTAGACCCACAATCACAACCTGGTTCTACACTTACACTTACAGAAGGTATTGGCGAAGATGGCGACGAATTAAAGGTTTTTGTTGTTACAAGTGGTGAATATGCATTGGGATATTTAGATTCGGCTAATGAATTTATTAGTACGCCAAAAACAATTCATTTTAATGAAGTATTCCCCGAAAATCAAACAATACAAGTTTATCAATTTAGTAATGATAAAAGTCAGGGTATTGAAAGACAGAGTTTCGAAGTTACAGAAAAAACGGAAACAACACCAGGCACCGAGTTATTTTATAGTTTCGCATTGTTACAAAAAGGTTACATTACACTACGTAAACCTGCTAAAGACGCACAATATACGTGGGTTGTTAAAAACGGTACAATGTTAAAACCAAACGTAGATTACATTATTACATCAAATAAAAAATACGTCAAGTTAGCAGAACAACCAGTAGAAGGCGACAAGTTGCAGGTAATACATTTTGCAGAAACTATTGTTGTTGACAAATTTGGCTGGAGACAGTTCAAAGATATGCTTAACAGAACACACTACAAGCGTTTGCAAGAAGTCCATCATTTAGCACAGCCGCTTAATTGGTATGATAAAACAATTGAAGTTGTTGATGCAGACAATTTACCAGATCCAGAAACAGATTCAAAATACCCAGGTGTTATCTTTATTGAAGGTGAACGTATCGAATACTTTGGCAGACAAAATAATACACTATTGCAACTTCGTAGGGGTACACTAGGTACAGGCATTAAAGATGTGTACGAAGCCGGTACAATGTTTATGGAACAAGGTCCAGGAGCAACATTACCTTACAAAGACGAAACCGACAGAGTGTCAGCAATATCAGGAGGATACAATACTGGTTCTGAAGAATATGAAAATAGTCAAGGAATGAATGTTACAAATATCGAATACAACTTTAACAATAACACAGCATTTCCTGTTAGAGTCGAAGGAGTATACGAGCAAATTTGTACAGTAACAGGTGAAGGATTTACAGATCGTGTAAAAGTTTTTGTAGGAGAAACTGAAGCTACTACAAGATATATTAGTAGTACGCAATTAGAATTTGATGTTCCAGGATTTAATGTTCCAGGAGCCTACGATTTAATTGTAGTAAATCCTTTTACAAGTGTACCTATTGATACACCACAAACTAGCTTTGTAGTTCCAGGAGGCATTAAATATGTGCAGATCCTATTACCGTATGCACCTATTCCTAATCCAGCTAGTGGTGAGTATTGGTATAGAGATAGTATTCCAGATGAATACTGGGAGGCACAAGATATCGAAGTATTTGTTGCAGGACGTAGATTACGCAAAACATACATCGATAGTTATAACTACTTAGATCAAGATAGTCCGGAAGGAGATACAATACTAGAAGCAGAATTTGCAGTAAATAAGAATATAGGTGCATATGTTAGATTAACTACACCACCGCCTATTGGAACAACTGTAGATATCTTTAGAAATATTGGTAGAACTTGGTCTGATAGCGGAGAATCAATTGCTCAAAGCGAATCTAACGTTGCTAAATTCTTACGCGGCAAAACAACTGAGCTACCACGATAAATAGTATAGCAGGAAAGATAATATGGCAGACAACTTTAAAGATTTAAACGGAGTATTACTACAAGGGCACATTAAGATAAGTGATCCCGAAAGTGGTGATATTATAGTAGATAAGCGTAATGCTATCCATTACGAAAATATGAGTATCTCATTAGCTGAGTCAATCGGTAACGGTGGAACTGGGTGGATTTATGAGATGGCATTTGGTAATGGTGGAACTAGCGTTGACCCTACTGGTATTATCACATATTTAACACCAAACAGCACAGGCACAAATGCTAGTTTATATAATCAAACATATTCAAAAGTAGTTGACGATCAGAGTGTGAATAACTTAGATCCAATTCGTAACAAAATTGAAACAAGACATATTAGCGGTACAAATTATACAGATGTATTAATTAGCTGCTTATTAGACTACGGTGAACCAAGTGGCCAAGATGCATTTGATAATGCAACAGACGAAACTAGTTCATTTATTTTTGATGAATTAGGACTTAGAGCTTACTCGGCTCAAGGCACAGGACGTTTACTTACACACGTTATCTTCCATCCTGTACAAAAGAGTTTAAATAGATTAATTCAAGTAGACTATACAGTAAGAGTACAGTCGCTATCAGGTTTTAACGAGGTTTAGTAGATGCCATATACAATTCCATACTCCGACGAAGCAAATAACGGTACAATTACTGTTATTGATAATACTATTGATCAAACAACTAGTTTAAAATTTCCTGGAAAGAATACAACAGCATATGGATCGTCAATTGCCGAAAACTTTTTACATCTATTAGAAAATTTTGCAAGTAATACAGAACCGGCTAGAGCAACAGAGGGCCAACTATGGTATGATACTACGTTATCACAACCACAACTTAAAGTATATGACGGAACTGTTTGGCTTCCGGCAGGCGGCCTAAACAAATCACCTAGCCCTCCAGACGCTGGCCAGGCTGGCACAACAGGCGATCTTTGGGTTGATACAGACAATCAACAACTTTATCTTAACTCAGGTTCGGGTTGGGTACTTGTAGGTCCTAACTTTAGTGATGGTTTATCTACAGGTGCAACACCTTTATCAGTAGTAGGTGTTGATAACAGAACATACACAGTACTACAAGTTGAAGTAAATGCTCAACCAGTAGCTATTGTTAGTGCAGATAGTTTTACACCTAAGGTTGTTATTCCAGGATATACAGTTATAAATCCGGGAATTAACTTGTCAACAAGAGACTTTTTAGGTAACGGAACTTCACCTAAATTCTACGGAACAACAGAAAAAGCAGAAAATTTAATTGTAAACAACACGCCAGTTGCAGCAGGAAACTTTTTACGCGGTGATGTTATTAGTACAACACTATTTCCTATTAACGTTCAAGCCAATACAGGTATTATTTTAGGAACTGATGCTGCACTTAACATTGGAGTAGATGGACAAGCAGGTATTATTCGTCACCAAATTGAAGGGTCAAACATTGACTTACAAGTTAAGTCAGGCGGAACTACTAAAACAGTACTACGTGTTGATTCAACACAGCGTATCGGAATAAACAATCTTGCACCAGACGAAGCACTTGATGTAACAGGCAATATTCAAACAGATTCAAATCTATTTGTAAACGGTACAACACAAAGTTCTACAACTAATACAGGTAGTATTATTGCAAAAGGTGGTGCTGGTATCGCAAGAAACTTAAATGTTGGCGGCGCAGCACAAATACTTGGAGTATCTACACTTGCAAATACTATTCCAGATGGTAACAATACTAGAGATTTAGGTGCTCCTGCATCAAAATGGCGTAATGTGTACTCAACTACATTTGTTGGTAACTTAACAGGTAACGTAAACGGTACAGTTTCAGGTATTGCAGGTTCTGCAAACAAATTAACGTCTGCAACTGCTTTTAGAATTGCAGGTGACGTTGCTACCGATGTTGATGTTGTTTTCGATGGTCAAACAGACGGAACACTAAAGATTTTTAACACAACAATTTCAAACGAAATTGTTTCAGGTAAAGACGAAACATTTGAGTCGCAAATTGACGACGAACTCCTAGTTAACAGAACAACTGGTAATACAGGGTTATATAAAATTTCAAGACGTAATTTGCTAAGTGCTGTTCCTGTAAATCCTCCGGGTGTGCTTATGCCTTATGCAGGTTCAACAATTCCTCAATCGTGGTTGTTATGTGACGGTCAAGAAGTTAGAATTTCTGAATATGGAATCTTATTCGAAACGATTGGATATGCATTCGGAGCTCGTACTACCGTAACAGCAGGATTTTTTAAAGTCCCAGATTTAAGAGGTAGATTACCTCTTGGTGCTGATAATATGGGAGATAATGCAGCAGGAGTAGTTACAGCTGACTATGCACAAGGTATAGGACAAATTGGTGGTTCTGAACTTGAAACTATTGCTATTGAAAATTTACCAGAACACAAACACGATATGAGAGGCGATAGTGGGGATCAATACTACGGCATAAGAGATATTAGCGGTACACCAAATGACAATGAAGCCATTGTTTATGATGCACCTAATGCAAGCGGTAACGGACAAGCATTACCTAACAGTGGTGGTATTTTGACTGATGCTGAAGATTTAGGACAACCGCTGAATATTATGAATCCAACATTAACGTTGAACTACATTATCTATACAGGTAGGACATAATAAATGAGTTATAAATTAAACAAATCCGACGGTGAATTACTAGTAGAACTAGCAGACGGTATTATTGATACAACAACTACAGATATCACTCTAGTAGGTAAAAACTATAGAGGATTTGGAGAGTTTATCAACGAAAACTTTATTAAGGTAGTAGAGAACTTTGCTGGCACACAAACACCAGGTAATCCGTTAACAGGACAGATATGGTATGATAGCGGCGAAGCAAGATTAAAACTATATGATGGTACAACTTTTAGAACTGCTGGTGGCCCGATTGTAAGCAATACTAGACCTAATATGGTTGCAGGTGATATTTGGATTGATAACGAAAACAACAAAATGTACTTTTTTGATGGTACAGACTTAGTACTAGTTGGTCCGGATTATGATGCAGGACAAGGGCAAACAGGGTTTGAAGTTGCATCAGTAATTGATATTTCAGCACGTGAGCGTGTTGTACTAAAGATATTTATTGGTGGTACACTGTTTGGTGTTATTACAAAAGAAGAATTTCGTTTAGCAGGAGATAACAAGATACCCGGCTTCCCAGATGATGCCGAGGACATTGTTATCCCAAAAAGACAACTTTACAGACAAGGCTTCAACCTAGTCGATGCAAACTTTATATATAGAGGCACTTCTCAAGAAGCCTTATCACTTATTGATCCAGATGGCACTGCATTTACATCTGCAGACTTTTTGCCTACAGGTGCAAACGGCGAAACTACAGGTAGTATTAGAATTAAAAATAGTGCAGGATTAAGTGTAGGTATCGCTGATACTGAATATATGACTCTTAAAATTGTAGGAACTACAACTACATTAGAAACACAGCAAAGCGGTACTGATATTGCTTTGAGAACAAGATCAGGAAACAGTTTTTCTAATGCATTAAAAATTGTCAGTGCAACAAACAGAGTAGGTATGTTTACTGATGATCCGCAATATACATTAGATTTAAGTGGTGATTTCCGTGCAACCGGAGATGCAGTAATTGAAGGTAACTTGCGTGTAAATGGTGATGCTACATATGTAAATGTTACTAATATTGCTGTCGAAGATAAAAGTATCGAATTAGGACA